AAGCTAAAGCTTGGGAAGACGATCAAAGGAAAGTCAAAACAGTTAAGTCTAAAAAGATAAAGAACAAACCCAAAGTCACCAGGAGTGGCAAAGGTGTGCAGAAGTCTGACAGCGACAAATCAAAGAGAGCTGCAAGTATGAATAGACTCCGAGAGACTGGGCATTACAGAGATGCAGTGAGTCTTTTGGAGGATTTTGTCGATATAGAATAGGAGAAAAATTATGGCAGTTCCAACAAACACTTCTACTACTTACAGTGCTGTAGGTATCAGGGAAGACTTGTCGAACGTAATTTATAATATCGCTCCTATGGATACTCCCTTTTTTAGCGGTTGTGGTAGAACTACAGCTGATTCAACTAAATTTGAATGGCAGACCGATACCATCGCTGCAGGTTCCACGAACCAGCAGATAGAAGGTAACGATCCGACTAATGATGCAAGAGCTAATCCAGTGCGATTATCAAATTACACTCAGATAAGTGTTTACACAATTCAAACATCAGGAACCAACCAGGCAGTGGATTATGCTGGCAGGAAAAATTCGCAAGCTTACCAGTTAGCGAAGAAAGCCAAGCAGATGAAACGTGACATAGAATATATGTTGACGAACAATGTAATCCTTCTTGTTGGTGACTCCACAGAAGCCAGGAGAAGTGCTGGACTTAGCACTTGGTTAAATTCGGGTTATGTTTCCATGAACCCGACAAGTGGTTCACCGACTGCTGGTGGCACCGGTACGACTGCACCTGTTTCCGCATCTGCTACTGCTTCCATTACGGAAGCTGGTATTAGAAGCGTGATCAAGAAAGTGCATGAAGCTGGTGGTGATCCCGATGTTATTTTATGCAAACCAACCATTAAGCAAGCTATCTCAGCTTTGTCAACGCAACCCGCTACTGCGAATGTTAGTGTTCCTATGCGTACTGCAGCGGATGGTGACAAACCTGCTCACGTTATTTCAGCGGTTGACGTATATGTCAGCGATTTTGTTTGACTACTGGTCTGTGGCTTACCTCAGACCTTTTAAGACAGAGGCACTGGCTAAGTCAGGCGACTCTGTGCGACAGATGTTAGTCGTGGAGTACGGTCTTGAATCTAAGAACCAAGCTTCTAGTGGTACTTTAGCTGACGTTAAAGCGTAAGAGGTAAATAGGGGGTGGGTAAAACCACCCCCGATCTTATGAAAAAATCAAAAACCGTTGGTTCTGTCGCAGAGGATGGAAAGGGTGGGCAGCTTAACTATCGTCAAATGACTACTGCTTGCCCCAGTGTAGAGGATGGTACAGGTGGAAAGGTAATATTTCCTTTCGGTCCATGCGTATACGCAAACTTCATTAGTGACAAACTAAAGAAATCACTTCTGAAGGAAGGAAACCGAATAAGGAAAAAGGAAGAGCATAAATTTAGCAAACAACTTGCTGGAAATCTGTACTTTGGTGGTTCATATAATTACGGTAATGAGTATGTAGAGACTGTACATGAAGAATTGGCTGCTATGTTATTTCAGTGGTTCGACTTTATTACCGCGCACTATGGTCCTAGAAGATTGAACTTTGTACCTGGAAAGGAAAAGTTCGGAATAGCCTTAGAGAATCTATGGATCAATTATCAGAAAAGATATGACCATAATCCAAACCATCAGCATAGCGGTATTATTTCCTTCGTAATATACTTAAAGGTACCTGATATTATATTTCAGGAACAAGCTGACTCAAATGTAAAATCCGCTGGGCATATCTTCTTTAGGTATGGGGAGTCAATAAGTCCATTATGTGTTAAGGAATGGGATGTTGCTCCAACCGAAAACTTGATGCTTATGTTTCCAGCCACACTTGATCACTCTGTTCACCCATTCTGGGTTGAAGGAGAGAGAGTAAGTGTATCGGGAAATTTCACAATACCAGATGAGGTATTGATAAGTACGAATGGGATTTAAGCAGGTAGCGATTGTAGGACTGGCACCATCTACCCACGATGCTGCACCCTATAATAGTCCATTCTGGGAGATGTGGGGATTACCCTGGGATGAGGGAAGTTATCCGCACTTCGATAGATTGTTTGATATACACCCACTAGAGTGTATAAGAGCTGCAACCCCCACCTTCTACCGTAAGGGGTATGAGGATAGGTTGAGGGATCTTGAGGGTAAGCTGTATATGCAGCAAGCCTACGAAGACATCCCCAATGCGATTGAGTATCCATTGGAAGAGGTATCCATGCTGGTAGGTGATTACTACAACTCATCTATTGCCTATATGCTTGGGCTGGCAATATATGAGAAGTATGACAGGATTGGTTTGTGGGGTGTGGACATGAAGGAACAAGGTGAGTGGGGTCATGCAAATGAATACAGGGATGAAAGACCTAACTGTGAGTATTTGCTTGGCTTTGCCAAGGGAAGTGGTATAGAGATCTACTTACCCCCTGATTGCCCACTTCTTAAATTTAATGGAGAATTCCCATTAGGAACTGTGATCCCTCACTATGGGGTTCGTTACGGTTTTCTAAGCGATGGGTTTTCTTACCAGGAAAGTAAAACATGAAAGATATAGAAGAGATTGCCAAGAAGGTGTCTAAGATGAAAAAGGTTAACCGGGAAAAGAGAGAGCCTGTTCCAGAGACTTCCCGTGAATGGTTGGAAAAAGCTTATCCGCCAGAAGGTGGCAGAGCACAAAAGGTAGGTGGTGTAGGTTATGTCTAGGAAAACAGTTTTTGAATATATGCCAGGAAGGCGAACGGATATGCACGAGCATAACGATGGCAGTGTTACGTTTGATACAGTTCAGGATGTAGAGCCTATACTGGAACATAACAAGATGATGATGAACGAGTACGGTGATAAGTTGACTCCGGGCAAAAGGGGTACTTGGCATAAGGTTGCTTCTGTTCCTGTTAATGTATGGGAACAGTGGTTGCTTGATACGGATAATGCAATACAGAAGGATAAGAAACTTCTCAACAAGTATCTTAATGATCCAGACAACAGATTTTTTAGAACATCACCAACCAATTTATAGAGGGACAAGATATGATTAATCTAGCAGGAACCACAAACGTTATTAAACCAGTAACGACCCATACATTATCCGCAACGACATCCAGTGGTGCAACCGCAACATCTGCATTTGGATCGGATACAAATATAGTTATGGTAACTGCAACTGCTGGTTGTTTCGTTGCCTTTGATCCAGATCGACCTGCCACGACATCCTCCACTTATATCGCAGCGGGGACACCTTACTTTTTCCGTGTAACTCCGGAAGCCATGTGTGCAGCGATTACTGGGACAAGTACAGCATCAGTTTATATTACTGAATTGACAAGATAGATGGCAATTTCGACTTATGGTGAGCTTCAGACCAGTGTAGCTAATTGGCTAGACAGGGATGATCTGACCGAGAGAATACCGGAGTTCATTGCTCTGTGCGAATCAATGGTTATCAGACCATTGAGGGTGAGAGGTATGGAAACTTTGGATACTTCCATCAGCACGGTTGGTGGTCAGAGGAATTATGATCTTCCTTCTGGTTACTTGCAGATGAAGGAGTTTCACTTGGATACAAGCCCAATAAGGGCTTTGGCTTATCTAACCCCAGAGATGATGTTCAGGGTCTGGGCTGGAAGTACGTCTGGCACACCTAACGCATATACGATTATTCAGAATCAGTTTTATCTAGGTCCAGCTCCAGCTTCAGTAATCTCCACAAGTATGCTTTACTATAAGCAGTTTGATGCGTTGTCAGATTCCGCGACAACCAACTGGGTTATTACAAATGCACCACACCTATACCTCTATGGATCGCTCTTACAGGCAGAGCCATTCCTGATGAATGATGCGAGAGTTCCCTTATGGGAGAAGGCAGTGAGACAGAGTATTTCCGATATACAGGAACAAGATAACAAGGATAGACATTCTGGCTCAGAAATGAGAGTAATGAATACAGGCGGGTACTTCTAATGGCACTAGAAACAGGCAATTTTATAAGTGCGTTAGTTCGCACAAATCCACTTTCCTCAGATAATATTTCAGAGGGAGATGATCACCTTCAACTTATAAAGAAAATTCTGCAGAAAACCTTTCCTGTAGGAACAGATAGCGCACTTGATAGTGGTATAGGTCCAGATCGACCAGTCCAGGTTCTTATTGCAAAAGATACCGCACCAACCGTAGATACGTCTTCGAGTGGAAATGCTGCAAGAGCCATGGGT